CGGCATTCTGGCGTGGGCGCTGCTCGGTTTCATGGAATGGCGGGAGATCGGCCTGGCGCCGCCCGACAGCGTCGTCCAGGCGACCGACGAGTACCGGGCGGAGCGCGATCACCTGTCGCGCTTCGTCGAAGACCTGCTGCTGCCGGCCCCCGGTTTCGATATCGGGGCGACCGAGCTCTACGAGGCCTACGAGAAACTCTGGTGCCCGGCGAACGGCGTCGATCCGATGTCGCTGACCGGGTTCGGGCGCGAGATCGTCAAGCGCACGGCGCGCGATGCGTCGGGCGAGGGGCCGATCGCCAAGGCCAAGAAGGGCACGATCCGCTACGTCGATCTGATGTTCGACGACAAGCGGCTTCAGGCGCTGCGCGACGCGCGCGCCAGCCACAAGGCCGCCGCCAGCGGCGCCGATCCCGGCCCGCAATCCGAAGGCGATTACGGCGATACGCGATGACGCCGCGCGCGCCACGCATGACGACGCCGCCGCGACATGCCGCCGCCGCATTCCGCGCGCGCCGGCGGCGGCGGCGCCGGAGGGTTTCTGGAGGGTAGGGAGGGTTTGGAGGGTTGCCGTATTCCCCCGCGTGAGTGGCTCGGGCCGGGCTGACTCGTGCGAGGCTCTAGGGGAACCCTCCAAACTCTCCAAACCCTCCAATGAAAATTGGAGGAGAGAAAGATGGAACGGAACGTCGAGGAGATCGGGACGGGCGCAGCGCTCGGCGATTTCGCCAAGCCCGAACGCAAGGCGATGCCCGACGGCGTCGCCCGGCAACGCGCATGGCTCGACGAACAGCGCGCCGAGAAGGAAGGGCGCTTGCGCCGCCCGGCGCGCGATGCGCTGACCGCCGAGATCGCCGATCATCATGTCGCGCGCGTCGTGCCGGTCGAGCCGGACAGACGCAACGGGCTGTCGGGCCGCGCGTTGCGCTTCGGCTATGGGATCGAGCGGCAAGTCTACAAGGGCAATCTGCCGATCGCGGCGCTGCGCGCCTGCGAGCTGTTCCGCTGGGATTGGGAAGCCGCGAATTCGGGCGGTGCCGTCGCGATCATCAATCCGATGCGCGTGCGCGTCGATACGTCGATCCGTAATCGCGAGGATCCGGGCGGGTGTGTCGGATCGCGGCGGAAGTTCGACGACGCATGCGCGGCGATATCGATGTGGATTTATCTCGAGGACGACGACAACGCGCCGATCAACGATCATCAGCCGTTCCGCCTCGCCGCCGCCGTGCATTGCATCTGCGAGGGCAAGCTGTTGAAGGACTTCGCCGCCGCGCACGATGTCGATCCGCGCCGGGTGACGCGCGGGCTGGTCTACGCGGTGCAACGGCTGATCGCGCATTACGATCCAAAACCACAGCGCGACGACGGGGCTTGACGGTCTGCATTTCGTGGGCCTATACCTAGGCATCCTGACGAATCGCGCCCGCCCGGCCCCGCCGCGGCGGGCGTCGTCGTTCTGGCCCCTCACGAACGCCGTTCGCCACCCCCACCCCCTTTGGGTCCTTCCCCCGTCCCCGCAGGATACGGGCGGCAGACGTCCGCGAGTTCGCCAGTAGCCGGTGAAAATTTTAGGTGAAGCGAGGTGAAGCCGGTTAACCCCGGTGAAATCGCCATGGAAGCGCGCATCCTGAACAAATCGGCCTACGCCGAGCATCGCGGATGCGCGCCGTCTTACATCACGAAGCTGATCAAGACGGGGAAGCTGACCGCGCCGGCCCTTCGCGACGACGGAAAAATCCTGGTCGATCTCGCGGACAAGATGCTGGCCGGCGGCGAAGTCGAAGCCCCCGCCGCCCCGTCGACGCAACCGGACGGACCGAAGATCGAAACCCGCGCCGAGGCCGAAGCGCGCAAAGCGCGCGAAGACGCGGACGCGCGATCGATGCAGAACGCCCAGCGCCGGGGTGAGTTGTGCGACACGGCGAGCGTGCGGGATGCGGGCGAAGCGATCGGCCAGGCGCTGCAGCAAGCGCTGACGGCGCGCCGCCGCGATCTCGCGATGACGCTAAGCGCCGAAACGGATTTCAACCGCGTGCTGGCCGCGATCGAAGATGCGGACCGCGCGCTGCTGATGGAGATCGCCGAGAATGTCCAACGAAACGTCGCCAAGCTCGACGCCGCAGCCGATGCCGACGCCGCGTAAGCTGCTGGGCTGCGCGCTCGGCCTGTCGGTGCTGCTGGCGGGCTTCGCCGCCGGCGCGACGCCGCCCGAGCGCGTCAGCGTTTCGCAATGGGCCGAGCAGGAGCGCTACGTCGCGGCCGAGTCCGGCTCGCCTTTCCCCGGCAAGTGGAAGAACGATCGCGCGCCCTATCTGGTCGAGATGATGGACTGCATGGGGTTCGATCACCCCGCGCGCACCGTCACGGTCAAGGGCTCGGCACAGACCGCGAAGTCGGAGGGCGGCGTCAATGCGGTCGGCGCTTCGATCGACCGCGAACCGTCGCCCTTCCTGATCGTCCTGCCGTCGATCGAGGAAGGGTCGAAATACAACAAGACCAAGTTCCAGCCCACGGTCGACGCCACGCCGGCGCTGAAGCGCAAGATGCGCGACACGAACAGCCGCGACGAAAACAGCAGCACGGCGACGTTCAAGAAGTTCGCCGGCGGCTTCGGCGTCATCACCGGCGCCAATTCGTCGAAGGGCCTGCAGATGATCTCGGCGCGCTTGCGCGTGTACGAGGAAATCGCGGAGTACCCCGCCGATGTCGACGGGCGCGGCGATCCGATCGAGCAGGGCGAAACGCGCGGCCTCGCCTGGGACAAGAAGGGCCCGAAATCGATCTTCATCTCCGCGCCCGGCACGCGCGTCGAGAAGAACGGCCAGAAGATCGGTTGCCGCATCTCCGATCTTTACGATCTGTCGGACCGCCGCCGCCTCTACGTGCCGTGCCCGCATTGCGACACGTTCCAGGTCCTGACGCACAAGGCGCTGAAGATCGAACGCGCCGCGAAGCCCTACGGCGCCTATTTCGTCTGCGCGTCGGGCAACGGCTGCGTGATCGAGGAGAAGCACCAGGAAGCGATGGTGCGCGGCGGCTGGTGGATCAAGACCTACGACGGCGGCGCCGCCAACCCGCCGCCGCCCGCCGCGTTGACGCGCGAAGAAGCGATCGCCTGGCGCATGCGCGACGGCGGCCCGCGCGGCCTCGCCGCCGGGCGCGATCCCGGCTTCGCGATCTGGCAGGCCTATTCGCTGTTCGTGTCGTGGGACACTTGGGTCGATCGCATCGTCAAGGCGAAGGGCAAGCCCGCGCTCGCCAAGGCGCTGTGGCAGCAGATCTACGGCGAAGCCTACGAGGAGAACGGCGAGGCGCCCGATCACGAGCGCCTTTTCGAACGCCGTGAGAAATATCCCGCCGGCCGCTTGCTGCCCGGCATCCTGTTCACGACCGGCGCCGTCGACGTGCAGGGCGGCCGCCTCGAATGGTCGATCTGGGGTTTCGATCGCGACATGGGGCAGACGCTGATCGATTTCGGCATCATCGAAGGCGATCCCGAACAGGCCGAGGTCTGGCGCAAGCTCGACAAAATCATCGACCGCCGCCTGACCGACGCCTGGGGCCGCCAATGGCCGGTCGATTGGTGGGGTGTTGATACCGGCTACGCCACGCAAAGCGTGTATCGTTTCGTGCGCAGCCACGCGATGTCGGGCCGGGTCTTCGCGCTCGACGGCCGCGCGGGCTGGCTTTTGCCGCCGCTCGGCGCGCCGTCGGTGAAGGATGTCGACCATAACGGCCGCAAGGTCGGCGAGGTCGCGTTGTGGCCGGTCGGCACCTGGGATCTGAAATCCGAACTCTATTCGGCGCTGCGTTTGACGCTGCAGGGCCCCGACGACGACGGCGTGTGGCCGAAAGGCGCGGTGCGTTTCAACGAGCGTTGCGACAAGAACTGGCTGCAGCAATTGACGGCCGAGCATATCGACGTCGACAAGGGCGGTGCGCGGTCGTGGAAGAAGCACCACGAGCGCAACGAGCAGCACGATATGGCCATCTATGCGCGCGCCGGCGCGCGGCACATGACCGACCCGCTGGCCGAATCCGATTGGGACGATCTGGTCGCGCGGCGCGTCGCGGGCGGTCAAACGCAAACCGATCTCTCGGCCTATTGGACGCCGGGCCTCGCCGCCCGCGCGGGCGAAGCCGCAGCGCAAGCGCCCGCCCCGATGCTCGAACCCGCCCCGGCGAACGCCGTTCGCGAAGCCGCCGCCGAACCGGCGGCGCCGGCGTGGCTGCCGCCCGCCGACGATTTCTGGAAGGGCCGCGCCTGATGGCCGATCCGGCCGCGTCGATCGCCGCCCTCGAAGACGCGCTCGCCTCCGGCGAGCTGACGGTCGAGATCGAGGGCAAGCGCATCACCTATCGCTCGGTCGCCGAGCTGCGCCAGGCGCTCGCCTATTTCAAGACGAAGCAGGCCGAGCAAGCCGGCGGCGCGTCGTCGTCCTACGTGTCCTTCGCGCGGGATTGAGATGAAACCGACCTGGTTCGATCGCTCGATCGAATATGTGGCGCCCATCTGGGGGGCACGCCGCGCGGCGGCGCGCTTCGCGCTGGAACAGGCGCGCGGCTACGCCGCCGCCGGCAACGGCCGCAAGACCGAAGGCTGGCGCGCGGCGAACACGTCGGCCAACGCCGAAATCGGTCACGGCGCCGAGCGCATGCGGTCGCGCATCCGCAGTCTGGTGCGCGACAATCCCCACGCCGCGTCGGCGGTCGGCAAATTGTCGGCGAAGATGATCGGGGCGGGCATCGTGCCGCGTCTGATCGCCGGCAAGGACGAGGTCGAGCGCAAGGCGGCGGCGATGTCGGCGTGGTCTTCCTTCGTCGACAACGCGGATCCGGAAGGCCAGCTCGATTTCTACGGTCAGCAGGATCTGCTCACGAAGACGGTGTTCGAATCCGGCGAAGGTTTGATCCGCTTCCTGCCGCGCCCGTCGTCCTGGAAGCTGAAAGTGCCGCTCCAGACGCAAATCTTGGAAGGCGACTATCTCGATACGTCGAAGAACGAAGCGCTGGAGAATGGCGGCTTGATCATCCAGGGCGTCGAATACGACGCGGATGCACGCCGTGTCGCTTATTGGCTGTTCGACGAACATCCCGGCGAAAGCGCGATCGTGTTCACCCGGCGCCTGCCGGTCAGCCGCCGCGTGCCGGCGGCCGAAATCCGCCACGTCTTTCGGCCTTATCGGCCCGGCCAAGCGCGCGGCGTATCGATCTTCGCGCCGGTCGCGCTCCGCCTGCGTGATATCGAAGATTATCAGGACGCCGAGATGTGGCGAAAGAAGATCGCGGCGTGTTTCGCGGCCTTCGTCAAGAAGAACGGCGCGCCTGGTGCGTCGCTGCTCGCCAACGCCAAGGATACGCGCAAGGACGGCGACCGCCGGATCGAACGCCTGGCGCCGGGCCGCGTCGATTACCTGGAACCCGGCGAGGAAATCACTTTCGCCACGCCGGCCGAAGCGGGCGGCTATGTCGAATATATGCGCCACGAGCTGCACGCGGTCGCGGCGGGCGTTGGCGTGACTTACGAGCAGATGACCGGCGATCTAAGTCAGGTCAACTATTCCTCGATCCGCGCCGGCATGATCGATTTCTGGGATTTCCAGGATCAGTGGCAATGGTTGATCTTCATCCGCCAGGCCTGCGTGCCGGTGTGGAATCGCGTCGGGTCGCTGATGGTCGTCACCGGCCAGCGTTCGGCTTCGACCGATTGGCGCGCGGCCTGGGCGCCGCCGCGCCGTCGCTGGGTCGATCCGGCCAAGGAAGTGGCCGCAGCGCGCGACGAGGTCCGTTCAGGCTTCGTGTCGTTGCGCGCGAAGATCGCCGAGACGGGCGAGGATCCCGACGAAGTTATGTCGGAATACGTGTCGACCAACAAATTCCTCGACGAGAACGGCATCGTT